ACAAATAATCCAACTAACAAAGAAAATATACCTAAAATGTAGGAAATAAGTGAAAATCTGTATTTGGCTTCAGTCTCACTTTTAAGAAGACTACCATATATTCGTTTGGATGCACTACCTATAAGTAACTTAGTAATAGGACCATGAGCTGTTATTGCACCCCTCAATGCTCCATTAATACCATTGGTATATATCTTCTTTCGTCTGTTTAATTTTTCTATAGTATTTAAATTGTTACGTTCATAATACTCAAAGATTTCCATCAACTTATCAATATTTTCACCATTGGTTTCATTTTCTAGTCTATGTTTTAATCTTTCTTTTCTGGTTTTAAATTTCATAGTCTAAAGTATTGTTGTTTCATCACCATTTCGTTTATCCACCACTTTTCGACCCCAAGTATATTTCACCCAAGTTTTTGTATCAGAGAAATATTCCCACCAATATGGTATCCATCTACCAAACATTACCATTGTCCAGGTATTTGGTTTTGCTTCTAATATTCTATGACAGTAATTCCTTGGTAAGAATCTTGGTCTAAATAGTTTACTAACATATTCTTTTGTTACTACACCATCCTTTATAACCTCTTGAGTATAACCACCACTAAGTGTGGTAGCTATACTATTAAAGGCGTGTGTGTGAAATCTATTTTGGTCTATTGTCTTCCAGTGGTAAAACCAAATACCACCCAATGGTTTCCATTCGAATAAGGTGTATTGGATTATATGACCTTCACCTAATTCAATTCTACCCTTTTTAAATATTTTCATTCAAAGGTTGTATAATTCACATTACCATCATCATCTGATACAAACACGATATGTTGTGCTTTACCATCTTCATGTATAATTACGTGTGATTGTGCCCAAGAACTTGGACCTTGGTTATAACCAACCCTTAATTTGGTTGATGTTCCAACGGCTAATGCACCATCTTTACGACCTGGACTATGATAATGACCTACCACAATTTTTGTGTTAAGTTTTCTCATTTGTACTAATGAACCTCTAGAACCGTTTGAACCGTAGTCACCATGTTGTCCTAACTCCCAATCATTAACCCTATATGAATCTCTCCTACCAAGTGTTATAAACTTAGGGAATTTTCTATTAATTAATTCTGGAATAACACCTTTAACATCCTCTGGTGTTTCGGCATATTGTTTAAGTAGAATACCACTGTATTCCATATATAATGGTGAGTTCTTATAGGTTGGTTGTTTCTTCCAATCACCCAACTTAAGCCATCTATCCAAGAAATCATCATGATTACTTCTAACAATAACCACATTATCATATTTCTTAAACTTTTTAAGTTTCTTCATCATGAAGTTAACCTCGTTAGCTAAGTTGTTGGTATTGTTCATTTCTTTACCATATTGGATAAAGGGGTCCTTCATTGCATGGTGTGATATTGAATCACCATCAAATACATCATGAAGTACAACGTGCTCTGGCATTACCCTATCTAATAATTCATATGTTTTCTTTAACACCTTTTTATCGTGATGACCATAATGTATATCACCAAGAATACAAGCTGCTATCTTCTTAACCTTTTTAATTTTAGTCTTACCTAATAACATAAGTGGTTCAGAACCACAATGGTTTTTAATCCAATCACTTTTATTTAATAATTGCTCTATTAATGTTTCACCACTAAACTCTATAGGTGCTCTTATACCTTTAAACTGTACATTGTAATATAAATCAGTAAAGTTACCATCATCATCTGCGGTTACTTGTCGCATATAGAATATGTTATCATCCTTTATCTCAACAATAACAAAACCAAGTTGGTGGTGGAATTCACCCTTCTTACCAGCCTTAGAATCTGTATAGTTTGAAACAGTACAAGCACCAGTTGTAACCATCATCTTTGGTTTTGCCTTTTCCAACACTGGTATCATCTCTAATTGAACCTTTGGTGAGCCAAAAATACAAGAATTAACACCAGACATACCTTGTAATCCAGTCATTGGGTTTATTGCCGTTGGTTGTACCTTTACATCAGACATTATACTAACATACTTATGAATATCATGTCTAGCAGCATCTAAATATTCTACCACATCATCTGACCATTTATCATGTGTCGAATCTGTGAATACAGATGTTGGGTTTTTATACCTTCCAGCTATCACATGTATATCTGCATTTATTTCTTTAGCATAGTGTTCTATGTTATTTAAGAATTTAAGATGTACTGGTGTATCATTTTGTGCCCAAGTAACAATAAATCTGGTTGCATCCTTATTAAAGTTTTTATCCTTTGCCTTTTTAAGTTCTGGTGAATCCACCACTTCTGTTAATTTAAGGTTTAATTTCTTAACCCAATTTCTAACAGTTCGTTCATTTACCCCACAATAATCTTCTAATAAACGAATTCTCTCTTGCCAACTTAGATTATTATCACGATAAGTGTTTGCAATAAAGTTTTTGTTTTCCCTTGTTAATTGTTTAAATTTCATAGTTTTTGTTGTTTTGTTTTTGAGAACTTTCTTAGGTTTTTTTTAGCTAAGTAAAGACCACTTTTGGATGCATCAATACTTATGTTAAGTTCCACACTTATTTCTTTATGACTAAAACCATCAAGTACGAATAGGTTAAATATCATACGTTGTTTATCACCTAATCTATCAATAACATCTATAAAATCATCAATAGAATATGTTTTAGCTTCGGTTTCTTCTTCATCTGAATAGTGGTTTATATATTCAGAAATATCTTCTCCAGAAATAATATTATTCTTCTTACGATACTGGTCTATCGAATAGTTAACACATATATGTTTAACCCATGTGTTTAATGACTTATAACTTCTACCATTAAAGGTGTGAAGTTTATTCATAATCTTAATGTAGCATTCTTGTATATTATCTTCACCATCCAATTTGGATGTGCTAAATCTCATACAGTTAAAATCTACGACATTAAATATTTTATCATGAATTTTTTCCAACGCAGGTTCATTACCATCTACAGCAGCCTTAAGTGTTGTTAAAAAACCCACTATTTAATCTTTTTCCAAGACTTATCGTTATATCTGGTTTTATACATACCAGGTTCGAATGTTTGTGCATTTAATATCACTTCGATGGCTTGTGGTAATTCACTTAATAACGTTTCCATTTCTTCTAATTGCTCTAAAGACCATTTAAATGGATTACCTATTTCATCACCATCATAATTAAATGGGTCAAAATCTTCTGGTTTACCATATAAAATGATACCCATATCATCATACGAGTTATTACTACCAAATGGTTCTGAAGGTTCTGTACTAATTGTACCATCCTTTAGATTATCCCAATTAAGGTACTTCACCAACTCAATGTGTTCTTTTTTTAATTCAAATTTTAATATGCTCATGTTTAGTTTTTGGTTTTGGTTTGAACAAATATAGTTCTAATTTTTCAATAAAGCAACTTAGGTTAATAATTGCTTACCACTCGTTTTAACCTTTTTGATTAAACTTTCTGTAGCTTCATCAAAGTCATTATACATTGGGATGCCGTATTTCTCACATACAGCTACCACGTTGCCCTTTCTCCAAAAACCGTCTGGACAACATACTACCATCTTTTTAGATGACGCATAGAGTCCTAATTCAAGTAATGAGATTGGTGATTTGGTATTCTTATCAAAGTACATAAAGATGGTATCACATTTGTCTAATGCGTTCATCTCCCAATTTACTTGTTGATAAAATTGTGGTTCTTCCATACCTTGTTTCCAAGATGAGTCCCAATCATCTCGTCTTGGGTTGTATATTATAAATGGTCTATACTTATCCTTATGTAAGGTATCTGTTATTTTTTGTTGCCAGTCTTCGGCTTTACCCATTTCAATACTACCAGCTAGAAAGACTCTATGTCCCTCATCGGTTATAGTACAAATGGTTTTTGGTGGTTTAATGTGGTTTATTACCATGGTTTGTATTTAGTTTAAACAAATATAGTTCAAAAGAATTTAAAAATCAACTTATCTGATATATTTTTGAATAAATCCCGTATATTTATATTAAAAACAAACATATGTTAGTTAACGCATATCATATTCATAAACTAAACACACTACTTGAGGATTTCTCTGGTAAGGTTAATCCAGATACCCCTAACGAGGTTAATTGGGATGACATAGGTGTTACCATAGATAAATCAATTGAGGGCGTTAATACGCTTGATAAAGCTAAAAACTATTTAATTATGTTACATAAGAAAATTAAGGGTCTTCCAACAAACACTAAGAAAAAAGTATTGAGTATGGCTATCGTAGGATTAGGGGTTATAATGCTTTCTAATGTTGGTGAAACTAAAAAGGTTTTAAACAAATTACCACCAGATGTGAAAGCAAGTGTTATCGAACTTGATAACCAAGTTATTAATAAAATAAAGGATGAAACAACAACACCTAAATCTAATTTACAAATTAGAAATGTTAGTGAAAGTCTTATTGAATTTATTAAAGATGAAGAAGGTTCTGCTAGAAAAAAAGGTGAACCAGTTTTAACCGCATATGATATTGGTGATGGTAGAATCACCATTGGTTGGGGACATTCGGAACGTAAAAGTAAAACAAAAATGGTTAGTGGTGAGACTAAAATAAATGATAAACAAGCAGAAACCTTATTAGCAAAAGATATTAAGGTTGCCAGTGATGCCCTTAATAGAATACTACATAAATGGGATACTAAGAAATTGGATGTTAAAATTACCCAAGGAATGTATGATGCAATGGTATCAATGATTTATAATATGGGGATTGGTAACTTCAGAAAGTCTAAGTTCATTCAATTGGTTAAAAATAATGAATTAACCAAAGCAAAAGAAAAGATTAAAACTACAGCCGTATCATATAGTGGACACGCCTCAAGAAGAGAAAAAGAATCAAATATGTTTAGCTTTAACTAGTATTAAAATGTTATAAATGGTTTACTAGCTACACCAATAAACTCTAATAATATCTTAAATATTGGGTGGGTGAAAAATATTATAGCACCAAACCAAACCAACGATGTTAGTACTGGATAGTTAAAAGACTGAAACATATCAAATAAGAAATCATCAAACCTCAATAACACAACAAATATAGTTCCCATACTTAAAAATAAAGCAGTTATAGATAAAAAGAAGTTTGGATACTCATGTGCCCACATACTATATGCAAGACCACCAAATATAAAATCCAACACACCAATAGCACAACACACCAACCCAACTATGGATTGTTTTCTACGGTGACTATCAATACTCCAAGCATAAAAGAATAACATTAATATTGGTATGATAATACCAAGAATGAAACCTAAGATGATTCCAAATAATACTGTAATAAAATCTACGGCAATTGAATCAGATATTTTCCAATCGAAACTATCGTAACCACCATCACCACGTTTAAATGTTTTAATCCATCCCATAACTATTGTCTTAATGTGAATTTTTCACCATCTTTAAGGTGTGTTAATGTACCTAATTGACCAAAGCAATCATCACTGTTTATAATTACTTTACCATCTGTTGTATCTCTCATCTTAATTGAGTGGAAATGTTACCACACCACCAACGTTATCTCGCCATTGGTTATCATCTGTACCACCTAAGAAATCTTCGTGTTGGTCGGTTCTAAAATCACCCCAATACCTCAACCCAAGTCGTACATCGGGAAAGCCACGTATAATATCATTAATCTTTATATCAAACCCACCAGTAACACCCATAAGTGCGTGTGGTGAATATCCATCTCCACGATGTATCCAACCAAGTCTACCACCTACATAGTATTTAACTGCATCATTTCTAAATAAATGAAAGTTTGCACCACCACTACCAACCAAATCTAAGTAATAAGGTTCTAATGCTCCATAATAAGAGATTTCAGCAGATACCCATCCACCACCAAGTTCTTTGGTGACTCCAATACCATACTGTTCACCCTTATCTGTAAATGTGGGGTCAACCCAAACATTTAAAAGAAATTCTTCATCTTGATTCCACTCGAACCAGTTAAATTGTGCTTGACTTGTAAAGGTGATAAGCATCACCATAATAAAAATTAATCGCTTCATAATACTATATTTTAAATTGTTGATTACAAATATACAAATAATAATTCTATTATCCTACAAATTTTTCATATATTTCATCAAACACCTCTTGAACCCCCGTGGTTGCTGGTTTTTCAACATAGTTAATTCGACCACCCAAATTTGGATATGACTCCAAAAACTTAGCTGGTTGTGGGTCTACGTAGTATATTTTACAACTTTGTTTAACCTCAGTAATCATACCAGTGGTATATTGAATGTCAAACCCAGTACCAACAATAATCAAGATATCACATCTCTTTAAAGCTTTTATTGATTCTGGCATAAAGTATGGGAACTCACCAAATAATACAGTGGCGGGTCTTAACTGTGACCCCTTAACACACTTATCACCTATATTGATACTTCCCCTAGCATCATAAAATAAGCTTGGGTCAACACTACTTTTACACTTCATTAACTCACCGTGGATATGAAGTACATTTTTAGAACCACCCTTTTCATGTAGTTCATCTACATTTTGGGTGATGACTGTTACCTCAAAATCATCTTCCAGGTCACCAATTAAGGTATGTGCTAAGTTAGGTTTCTTATCATGTAATTTACCCCTAAGCATGTTATGAAATTCCAACACCTTTTCTTTATCGGCCTTCCAACCTTCAATGGTTGCAACTTCTTCAACCTTATAGTTATACCAAAGACCATCTGTGATGTCTCTATATGTTGAGATATCCGATTCGGCTGATACACCAGCTCCCGTAAATACTACTATTTTTTTCATGATGGTATTGTTTCAAATTCTTTTATTTCTTCTAGATGTACGACATCTTCATATGTCCTTTCTTCATCCATATCACAACCGTTAATCATTAAGAATTTATCTAATTCTTTCATAGTGGGTTGTTTTTTGTGTTCGATTAAATAAATATAATCGTCACCACTTTCACTCTTTGTTGTTAATACAAATTTTTTCATAATTCAAAATATTCTTTTATACCTTCCCATTCGGTGTCGGCATCAAACCCAGCTTTATCATCAATGATTGCACTCATATAAGGCTTATCATCATAGTTACCATAACCATTAACATCGGTTTTAACTTCTGGATTTTTATTTATATGGTCAAATACAATATCCATGTCCTTGAAGAACTTAACGTATTTAACTATTTCGTGTGGGTGTGAACAAGTCCACATAATAAGTGCGATATCATCACGCTTACTTAGTTCTTGTAATACCTCTTTTGAGTGTGGGTAGAACTCTGTTGGAATTGAATCAGTACTGTAGTTTGGTTTAACCACCGTACTATGTAAATCAATTGCAAAGTATATTCTATCCCAACCTCTGTTTTCCTTTAATTTAAAGGCGTTTTTAATTGCTCGTAATACCATATTATTTTGTTATTATGTTATCAAATTTTTGTCTATCTACTGAAAAATATGTGCCATCTACTTCGAAGAACACAGTATTACCAACCAAGGTAGTTTTATTGATTACCCACTCTTTAACAAGTGCTAATTCAAAGTTCTGTTCCCCTTCATTGGCAACACCTAATAATATCATTTTTTTTTCACTCATAATTAATTTTTTATATCCAAATTATTTCAACACCACATTCTTTTAACATGATGATACCTTCTATCCACCCATCACCCCATGTTTTATGATTTAAATCTGGTTTAGGTGCATATACTTTTTTTATCCCTACTTGAATCGTAGCCCTACAACAATCAACACAAGGGAAGAAACTACAATAGAGTGTTCCACCCTTTAATATTGTCCCAGACCTAGCTGCATTATATATCGCATTTCGTTCTGCGTGTTCAGTCCACATGTATTTCGCTGGTTTCTCATAACGTCTAGGGTCTTTGTCGTCATCTGAACCCCTTGGGAAACCATTATAACCTTGTGTAAGTACATCTTTATCATCATTTACGATAACACACCCTACTTGCCTATTAGTGTCCTTAGACCAAGAGGCTACTTCCGCCACCAGACTAATAAACTTCTTATCCCATTTTGTTAAATTATCCATTTTGTTCAATTTTTTTAGGTAACTTTAATTCTTTTGGTGATAGATTATAACAGTCTGACCTAAACTTCCACACACCATTACCATTTGGGTCTACTTCACCTTTCTTACCTAACACTGCCCTTTTATAAAAGTTTTCTTTTTTAATGAAACCAAATATACAAGCCTTTTTTAAGTCATCAGATACAACAACAAAACAATAGTGGTCACACTCTTGAGTTGTGTTAAACACTGGTATGTTTAAGTTCCAACCCATATGTGGTACTAAATGACTCTGATATTTTTTAGTTTTAACATCTATCTTTTTATTATTTAAGATTATATCATAATCATATGTGTTGGCTTGTGTACCATCAAAATAATCACAAACGACTATTTCACCTATTGAGCCGACAACGTTGCCCTCTCCCTTTGTAATACTATTATTTAATGCTTCAAAATCATAAAGCTTACTCGCCCTTTCTCTTTGTTCATCGGTTACTGTTACTATTATCATCTTTATTGTGGTTATTCACACTTGTTATTTTAACCCTATTTATATTTTCTATGGTTATTAATTCCTTAACTGTTTGATAAGAAATGGGGGTGAAGTTATGTGAATCAACACCTACATCTAATTGGTTTGGTGATAACTTAGGGTTACCATCCAAAACACCATGTACGTGTCCAAATAGTTGCCAAGAACCCCTATGTGAATGATTCCAAGTAATCATTGGGTAATGTGAAAGTGTTAAGTGTTGAAAGTTATCTGAAACCTCATCATCATTAACCTTAATCTCTAGTCTTTCATAGATACCACCATCAAACATATCTCTATTTGCTGGGTGTTTCATAATCGTTCTTTCATGATTACCAATGATTAAAACCTTCTGACCATTTAATACTTGAAGTAGGTCGTTACATTCTTGATTCTTCCCCAAGGCAAAATCCCCAAGGCAAAATATAAGGTCATCATCTTTAACCGTATTATTCCAATTTCTAACCAACGCCATATTCATTTCACCAACATTATCAAATGGTCTATCGGTATATTTAATGATGTTAGTATGAAAAAAGTGTGGGTCTGATGTGAACCATATCTTGTTTGGTGGTAACCCACCAAAGTTAAATCTGAAGTTGTCTTTAGGTTTTTGTTCCATAATCTTTATTTTACACTATCACAATCTTTACATTCTTTTTCATTAACCAGGTTATCCTCAACCATATTAACAATTCCTTCAACATCGTTAATACCACAAGAGGTACATGGTATGGTTGTTGTTTCAAATAAATCCGTTTTATTAACGGTCAAAAGGCTTGGTGTTAATGGGTTACCAAAACACATTAACCCAACCCATATCTTACCAGTCTTAACAACCTCTGCTATTTCTTCTTCGGATAATTCCCAACAAGATACTATTGTACCCGTTTTACCCTTCATATCAAGAAATGGTAAGTCACCATATTCATCTTGTGTTTCGGCTGCTACGTTTGTTTGTTCTTTAAATGGTATTGGTTTCATATCTTATGGTTTATGTGCGTTTAATTCGTCTCTCACTCTCATTATTGCCTCACCCAACCAGTTAGTTCCTAACCATTGTTCTTTATCAAGGACTCTTTTATCGTTTTCATGTAGTCCAATACCCCAAATTGGGTCTTCTGGACTAGCTTCTACTATCTCTCTATCGCCATAGCTAAGTAATTCTTCAAGTAACTCTGGGTTTTGTGTGAATTTAGCATAATTACCTTCGTAAACATACTCACGACATACTTCTTCCCATACATCTTTATCAAATCCCCTCACTTTTCTACCTAAAGCTTTTTGGTCTTTAGGGTTGTTGGTTCTCATTATTGCATTGGCTACTTCTTCATCTTCAAATAGTAATGCTTTCTTATACATCATATACTGTTCAGCAGATGTAAATTTTTCTTCGTTTATTTCAAAATCCGAAGGATACCATTGGCTACAGATACCACCCCAGAAAAATACTGATTTATCATTAATCATAATTCCATGTTTTTTAATATGTGTCCTATTACATCTACAGTCCAACCATTACCAATCATTTTTCTGGCTTGATTTTCACTTGCAACACCTTCAAAATAATCATCTGGCACTGTTTGTAGTCTGCAATATTCTTTTATTGTATAATATCTAAAGGGTAAACCCTTTTTAAACGCATCTGGGTGTCTCCCAATCGGCATTGTTGTTAATACATTATCTTTGGCAACTGTTGTTAAACAGTTTGATTTAGTCCTATTTGATGCCCTTACTTCAAGACATTGGGTAATAGGTATCTCTTTATTATAATCATCCCTCTTACCACGTTCATTTAGTCTTCTACCAAGTATTGTTGCCTTGTTAAGTCTTCGACCTCTAATCGCTGAGGGTCCTATCATTTCATCATCCTCAAGTATATCTATTAAACCAATACCCTTATCTTCTGGTTGCTCTATATTTGGAATGTTAGTCCAATACAACCTCTTTCTATGATGAGCACTTACCAATTGAGAATTAATCATAATAGGTTCAACACCTAATGCTTCTGTTATCACATCTTGAAACTCTTGCTTCATCACCACATTCTCTAGTAAGAAGTATTTAGGTTTGATTTCATCTATTAATCTAACAAATTCAAAGAACAACTTACTCCTTGGGTCATCGAAATTCAATTGTTTACCACTAAAGCTAAACCCTTGACATGGGCTTCCACCCATCATTAAATCAATCTTAGGTAAATCACTACCCTTTAATTCTTTTACATCACCCACTTGTATTGTATTTGGGTAATTCTTTTCGGTAACTTTCAAAGCATGCTTATCAATCTCACTTGAATAATAATTGTCTACTTTTACTCCTATTCTTTCTAACGCAATCTGTCCACAAGACATCCCATCAAATAGTGATAATACATTCATATTTTGTTGTTTAAACAAATATAGTTCTATTAATTGAATTAATCAACCCAATTCCATATTTTTTAAGATATGACTTATAACATCAATTGTCCACCCATTACCCACCATAGCATAGCGTTGTGTATCACTCACACAATCAGTATATCCCACTGGTACAGTCTGTAATTTTTCAAATTCTGTTGGTGTTATCTTCCTTGGGTAACCCAGGTCAATGTATGTACCATCTGTTGGTAGTTTATGATAACCAGCAATTGCAGTTCCAATCTTATCATGTGACTTATCATAGAAGAAACCTTTACCCCATTGAGAGTTTAGTACTCTATCTATCTTAGAATCACTAATAGCATACTTAGGGTCTGCATCGTCCTCAAGAATGTCTTTAAGTAGGATACCCCTATCTTCTGGTTGTTCTACATTTGGTATATTAGTCCAGAATAATCGTTTTCTATTTTGAGCACTTAAAA